CGTGCTCGATCTGATGGCGGCCGCCTCGAACCCCGATCTCGGCGCCTCGCGCGCGCTCAACATGGCGCACATGACCGAGTGCAGCCAATGGAAGAGCCTTGCCGGCGTGGAGTCTCTGCGCGCTTCGCTGGCTCGGGAAAACCCGCGGCGCCTCTACGTCTGGGAGTCGATCGCCAACGGTTTCAACTGGTTTTACAATCACTGCCAGCAGGCCAAGCAAGACCGCCATATGCGGTTCATTTTCTGCGGGTTCTGGTCGAACCCGACCTACCAGATTGATAGGCGCGATCCGGACTACAAAACGTACTGGGACGGTTCACTCACCGACGACGAGCTGCTGCGCGCGCGCTATTGCCTGCAGGAATACAAGGTCAAGGTGACGCCCCAGCAGATCGCGTGGTGGCGGCGCGAGAACGAATTCCACGCCGATGAGTACATGCTGCGTCACTATCCCTGGACCGAGAAAGAGTGCTTCATCGCCAGCGGTTCATCATTTTTCCCCGGCGCGCGCACCCTGCAGCTGGCCGAGACGCTAGCCGCCGGGCCGCCATACCAGGCCTATACCTACAAATTCACCGAAAAATTCCTCGAATCGGAGATCGTGCAGACGCTCGATACCGACGAAGCGATGCTGCGGGTCTACGAGGCGCCCGAGCCCAATGGCGTTTACGCGATCGGTTGCGACCCGTCGGGCGGCGGCGGCGATACCGCCGACGACCATGCGGTGCAGGTGCTGCGCTGCTATGCCGACCGTGTCGTGCAGGTCGCCGAGTTCCAGTCCAATCGCCCCTTCACCTACCAGTTCGCCTGGGTGCTCGCGCATTTGTGCGGCGCATATAAAAACCACATCTGCAATCTCGAGGTGACCGGGATCGGCGCCGCGGTGATCCCCGAGATCAACAACCTGCGGCAGCTGGCGGATATGGGGTTGATGAACGCCGTGCCGATCGGCGGGGCTGATCAGATCCTGCCGATGATCGGCAATGTGCGGTGGTTCCTCTACAACCGCATCGACACGATGTCGGGCGCGGGGAACGTCCAGCACTGGAAAACCAACCACGACAACAAGAGCATGATCTATTCGGCGCTGCGCGACTCGATGATGCTCTCGCACATTGAGGTTCGCTCGGTCAGGCTCATGCGGCAGCTGCAGGGCATTGTCGAAGACCAAGGCTATATCGGCGCCGGCGCGGACTCGGCCGAGGGCGATGACCTGGTAAGCGCCCTGGTGCTCGCGCACTGGACATGGATTCAATGGCAGCGCCCGGGATTGACGGCGCGTGGCTGGACGTGGGACGCGATCAAGGGCGAACGCCCGCCACAAAGCGCGGGGAACGTGCTATCGCAAGCGTTCAGCGACTTCTGGATCAACGCCAACCGGCGGCGACGCGTGGGAGCGCAACCCTTCTAATGGATCAAGCACAGTTCGACAGAGAATGGGATGAGTGGTTCAACGAGATTGATGAACTGCGCGACCGCATCGAGAAAGCTGTGATCGATGTTGATGGGAGCGTGCGTCGGTTAAACAGACGCGATGACAGTCCGCCGGAAGTGCCCGCGCTTGAGGCGTTGTCCAGTAATCTCCTGTCTGTCAGTGCTGAATTAGGGAAGCTGACGATAACAATTGCCAAATCTCTTGATGCCCAGAAGCAAGAAATGATGGCGCGTATTTGGTCCGATAATCCGGTGCTTAACACATTGCTGAAGAAGGCGGCGGCGGGGTTCGAGCCATGATCCTTCGCACGTACCTTTGCGAAGCATGCGGGCACACCCTCGAGGTGCAGCTGTCGAGCGATCAGTGGAACGCCGAGCCGCCCGACTGCGACTATTGCCCGGCAACGCCGATGGCGCAGGAGTTCAAGCCCCCGGCGATCGGCGGCTCGCACGCCGGTAAGGCGCGGGCGCTCGCCGAGGATATCGCCTCGAACGACTACAATGTTGCGGACTACGCGACCTCGCCCTCGCGCGGGCGCACCGTGCGCTACAAGGACGCTTCCGACGCGATCCCGGCCTCGACCTGGGCGACCGCCGGGAGCGAGTTGGCGCAGGCCGTGGCATTGGGGCGCGAAACCCGGATCAAGTACGGATCGGGTCTAGACGTGCTCCAAGGCGCGTTGAAATCGGGCGCGCAGAGAGACTTAATCGCCGATTCGAAAAAACGCAGTTATCGAGTTTATTAGACCGGTAACTCTAGCTGTGGGGCGATTAGATTTTTCGTGCGATCGAGGTAGACGACCAGCTTGCGTAGCCGGTCAGGATCGTCATTCGCAAAGCCGAGAATGTTGTTGCAGGCCTTGCAAAGCCAGCCCCGGAAGATGCCGCGCTGGTGGCAATGGTCGAAATGAATCGGCTGATCGGTCGCGCCGCAAACCTCGCAACGATCGGGCCGTGGGCGGCCCGCTTCAGCTTCCTGCCAACGAATCTTCGATTTAGATGGATTATCCCGAGCGCGCTGTCTCGCCCTTTCTTTGACTTCTGGCTTTAGGCCGCAGAGCCTTTGCTTTTCGCGATAGGCTTCTGATTTGCGATAGGCTTTCGCTTTTGGCGTCTTAGCGTATGCTTTGGCATATGCGAGTGCAGCCGGTTTGTTCTTTCTGTAATGATCGTATTGGTAGGCTAGAATCTTAGCTCTGTTTTGCCGGTAGTAGAGTTTGGCGTAAGCGTTTTTTCGCTCGCGCTTCTCTTCTATGGTAAGGGTCATTAGCCGCGCTCCCCTGCGTAGGAGTGAGGGTTAGGGGCGGCAATGGCCTTGCACGCTATTGCCGCCCCGCATCATAACCGATTGATCTTGCGAGGCAAGATGGCCCTGCGGATTCCTGAGGATTCAAAGCGCGCAATCGAGTTTTGCAGAGAACTGATTGATGAGTGCGCTGCAACCCAAGAAGAACGCGCTGGCATTTATACCAAAGCGACCACCTACTACTATACGGGCAGCGGGGACTCGCGCGCGGCGATTCATAACAAGACGCGGAATTTTCTAGATCGCCTAGCGGGCTACTACTATGCACCCCAAAACGTGCGGTTCAATCTGCTGTGGGATAGCAATGAGGCCGCCGACGTGCTGGAGCGTGGTCGCGCTCTGGGCCAGTTGCTTTCGGCCGATTATCGCAGCACGGATACCGATCTTCGCTTTTCTGATGCCGTGACATGGTCGCTCGTTTGCGGCAATTACTTCCTCAAACACTTGGCAGAACCGCCTGGGTTTCGGGCATTTCCGGTTCATCCGCTGAACATGGGCGTGCTTTCCGAGAGCATCGTCAATTTAGACGAGCAAGAATGTTTCCTGCATATAACCTACCCCACGGTGACGCGCCTCCGCTCGGAACTAGAGGCGACGGGCAATCCGCGCGCGAACGCGATCATCAATCGGATACTTGAGGCTCGGTCGAGCGAACGCGACCAGGAAGAACCGTCGAGCTATTTTCATAGCATGGTTGTGGGCGGGATGAACCCGCTCGGCGAGGTCGGTAGCACGCCATCCGCTGCCGGCATCGTGCAGGTGTTCCCGATCCCGACCCCGTGGCGGCCGCAGAGGCGTCTAGCCCCGACCGTCAGGCATTGCGAACTGTGGATACGCGATCGCAACATGCCGGGGGATTATCGAACCATCCAGATGGTCTATCCCGACATCATCATCGAGGGCGTGGATCGCAAACGAAACCTCTCGGGCGTGCCGGGACACCATCCGTTTGTGCAGATCAAGGCCAACGAAACGCCGGGCTATTTCTGGGGCCGCTCGGTCATCGCCGATGTCCAGATGCTACAGGATGTCATAAATAAAAGGCTCCGGGACATAAAGGTAATGTGGGACAGAAATGCCGCCGCCCCTTATTCCTTTGCCGGGTTCAATAGTATAACCGAGGAGCAGTACTATAAACTGATTAGCGAGGGGGGGTTTATATCTGACCCCAACCCCAACGCCAAAGCCTCGAAGCTCACCGAACCACCCCCACCGGGCTATCTGGAAGAGCTGGAGTTCCTCTGGAAAATGTTCGATGAGGCCGGGGGCTTCAGTCCAATTATGACGGGTCAAGGCGAACCCTCGGTGAGGGCTGGCGTCCACGCGCAGACACTGGTGCGAACCTCGTCGCCCGCACTGATCGACCCCGCCACACGCATCGAACGCCAGCTTGCCGACAGTGGATACCTCGCGGTGCGGATCATGGCAAACAACGATCCGCGGCAGTACTCGACCGAAACCGGCATCCAGTTCTATCCGCAGCAATTCCTCGACGCTTACCCGAATTTCCAGGTTGAGGTCGACAGCCACTCGGCGAGCCCGGCCTTTGCCGAAGACTCGCGGCAGGTGGCAATCGCCCTTGCCCGCGCCCAGGCGGTGGATGCGAGCGACCTCATCGAAATGCTCAACCCGCCCAACGCCCAGCTGCTCTTGGCGCACTTGAAGCAGCGGCAGGCAGCAGCGGCGCGGCAGCATCAGCAGGAGATGGCCGAGGCCGCGGCGACCGGCCAACCGCCGCCCGGGCAGGCGAGCCGCAGGCAACCGCAGCGACATTGATCGATGATCCGCTCTGGTATCTGACAAAGGACGGTGATCTGTCCTGTTTAGAGCTGTTTCATCGGCACTATTCGTATAAACCCTATCGCGATGGCCGCACCCCGACGCTATTCGCGGGCCCCGGCGAGAAGTGCGTCTTGCGAACCGGAGATGCCGACGCTCTTTTCGTTTGGCGCAAATTCATCGATGCCAGCGGCGAGAACGGCGTCAACTGCGCCATCTTCCGCAACGAAAGCCCCCATCTCTCTTCCGAGCTTATTCGCCAAGCGGATGCAATCGCTGATTTCCTCTGGCCTGGTGAGAGGCATTACACATACGTCAATCCGAAAAGAGTGCGGAGCAGCAATCCGGGCTTCTGCTTTATGGCCGCTGGATGGCGGCGAACCGGACGGATAACCAAAGAACGCCGCTACCTCGTCCTTGAACGCCCCGTTAATTGACTATTTCCGAAAACACGCGTTAGCTTCGCCGCCTACCACCCCTATGCGGAAAGCGAAAATTCCGTGGCAGATGGTGTAGACGGCAGCGATGGGCCACCCGGGCCCGGCGGCCCTCCCGGCCCACCCGCACCACCGTCCGGCGGCCCCCCAGGCGCTGGAGGTAGCCCTATTCTTGCCGCTCTCGCGCGCGCCCGCGGCGGCCCGCAGGCGACAGCACCTGGTCAGGGAGCGCAAGCCGCGGCGTTGATGCAGGTCAAGATGGCATTGGACATGCTGCAAGGCGCGCTGCCGCAATTGGGGATGGGGGGCGATGTTCACCGCGACGTGATCAACGCGATCAACCGCCTCTCCCGGCACCTGCCGCAGGGCATTCCGACGGCCGGTGCGCAGCAGACCGCGGCGCAGGATTTGGTTCGCAACACGCAGCGCAACGCCATGCTGCAGCGAATTATGGCGCAGATGGGACAGGGCGGCGGGCAGCAGCCGCAGCCTTCCGTTCCACTTCCTGGTAGTTGAGTTAGAATTGCGGCGTTACGGGCGAGCGCAAATCGCCCGCAGCGCCTGACCAACCACTGCTATGGGAGAGCAGCGATGGCTCCGCCGAAGATACCGTTGGACGTGCGTTTTGAGAAATGGACGAGGAAGGACCCGCAAACCGGATGCTGGGTATGGCTGGGCAAAGTCGATGAAACCGGCTACGGCCACATCAAGCATGAGGGAAGGGACAAGAAAGCGGCCAGAGTTTCGTATGAGTTTTACAAGGGAGCAATACCGCCCGGATTGGTTCTAGATCATCTTTGCAGAAACCCAATCTGCATCAACCCTGACCACCTTGAGGCAGTTACGCAAAAGGTGAATTGGGAGCGAGGCGATGGACCGGAGTCAATCAAGGGACGCAAGGTCTTTGAGTGCAAGGTTTGTGGTTCACCGTATGAGATTTTGTGGAGAGGTCGGGGGCATGAAGAGTGGGGTTGTCGTAAGTGCCGCGCTGATCGAGCGAAGCAGTGGCGCGATGCAACCGGCTACGATGCAACGGCCTACCGCGACGCAAACAAGGATCGGATAAACGCTCAGCGACGAGAGCGCCGAGCAAAGGCAAGGAGCAATAGGTATGGCTCAGAACCGTAGTTATGACCCTCCCCTATCGACCCCGCCCGACGTGCCGCCGCGCACCATCCGGCAGGTCGACACCCAGTCCGAGGTGAGCGAGTGGGGCGCTATCCCGCGCGTCGTGCCGCGGCTTGCGGGCGGCATTCCGCTGCAGCCGAGCATCACCGGGCGCTCTGACGGCCCGACCCGCTGATGGCCGAGCAGGGCGATCTGCCGACGCTTGAGCACTCGCCGATGGAGCTTCTCAATGCGGCGCGGTTCCAGGCGTACCGCTATGCGGGCGACGCGGTCGTCTTTCTGTATGCCGTGATGAACGACGAGGACGAGGACACCGACCGGCGCATCCTCGCCGCCGACGCCATCCTCAATTTCGCACGGGTGCCGTGATGCCAGTGACCCTGACCGATG